GGTAAACAGCAAAGACGGCAGACCATTTATTGCCGACTTAGAGTGGATACTTAAACCATCCAATTTTGCAAAAATCGTAGAAGGAAAATATCATGGCACTAACTAATTTTCGTAACAATGTAAAACAAGAATCTGGCTTTGATGAAGAGCAAAGATTGATGTGTAGTTATCCTGGTTGCCACAAGCGCTGGACAGTCCATGTAAGCGGTGATAAACCTAAATGCTCAGAGCATCAATGGGGCAAAGAAAAAACAACTTACTCGCATCCTACTATTGAGAAATCAGTCACCCAGACTGTCCAACAATGGTATGAGAAGGAGGAGTTTTGATGACTAAGACTGAAGCACATGAATTACTTGATGCAAGACGGGGAGGACTCTCAGTCCTACCGAGCGCGATTGATACAGCACTATTCCTCACAGGAGACCTTGGAGGAAATGCGTTGGTGTTTAGCGAGGGAATGGATAAATCGTTACAACAAGAAAGTCAAAGATGTTGGCAAAGTCAAGGCAACAACATGGTGGCACACTCAGGCCGATATTATGGAAGCGAAGAATGGTTTAGAGCAAATCACGGATTTAAAGAGGCGGATGAATGAGATACGCAAAAAGGGTTGACGCAAACCAAGACCAAATAGTCTCAGCGTTACGCGCAGCTGGCGCTTATGTCTGGATTATTGGGCTACCAGTCGACCTTTTGGTTGGCTACAAAGGGCATACCTTTATTGTTGAGGTCAAAGATGGGTCTAAAAAGCGTTTAACAGCCCTACAAGACGATTTCTTTCAGAATTGGACAGGTAGTACCTTGGCAAGGATAGATAGCCCAGAAGCCGCGTTAAGAATGATAGGAGTTTTGCGTGAAATACCAACTAACGAGTGAAGATCAGGCAAGGGCGCTTATGACCACGCTGTGGCCAAAGGTGCTAACCGCGCTAAATGCAGGCAAGGAGCTGGTGCTAGAGGTCAAGGCTGCGGATAAGACCAGAGAGCAAGAGCTTAAATACCATGCAATGATTGATGAGATAGCCAAACAAGCCAGCCACATGGGTGCTAAGTGGTCATCTGAGGATTGGAAAAGGTTGTTGGTAAACCAGTTTTGTAAGGAAAACGGGATAAAGACAGGCGTAGTTATCCCTAATTTGAGTGGCGATGGGATTGTGCAATTAGAAATGCAAACACGCAAGTTCACAAAAGAGCAGGCAAGTGATTTTGTGGAATTCTTATACGCTTGGGGCGCAGATCATGGCATTACCAATTCAAAAGTTTAAGTATCTAAGAAGTAAGAAACATTTACAGAATGTGGCAAGCCTAAACTGCCAAAACTGCGGATCAGGGGAACAGGTACAAGCAGCTCACAGTAACTGGGCAGAACATGGCAAGGGAAGAGGAATTAAGGCAAGTGATGAGTACACGGCAGCGCTTTGCTACACATGCCATGCAGAACTAGATCAGGGGATGAGCTTGTCAAGGCAAGAGAGAAGAGAAATGTGGGACATGGCGTATGCCAAAACTTTGGTAGAGTTATACAAGAGAGGGCAGTTGGTAAAATAAGTGCCAAGACAAATAGGGATTAAGTCTCTATCTGTGTTGGTAACCGAGTAAGGGTTAGCGCCTTACCTTTCATGTTGTGCAAATACAGAAAGACGGAAACTCTGCTTTATGAGGCGGTTATCAACTCCTAATCAGTGTAGTAAAAAAGCATTAGTAAGGCAGAACGGTATTGGGATTAGGTAGGAGATAGTAAAGAGATTGGTAATGCAGTTGCCAAGTTTATGTAGGAGCTGTTAAGTCAGCATTCGAGGATGTCAACGTAGGGAGTTTTCTGACTTTCCGCCCTACCGAAGCATAAGACCAAATCGAGGCTCCTACGCCTTTTCAAGAAGAAGAATAAAGAAATGAAATGTCGGGGGAAGCGATTTTCGGCGACAATTCGATTATTTACGCACACGCGCACGAATGAAACATGAAAAAACTAGCTGAAAAGACAACCAAATCTGGTGCTGTGATGGGCAGACCAGAGAAGTGGCCAATTGACAGTCCGATCTGGACAGAAATAACAACGCGCATCTCTGGTGGCAAGAGTTTGTCTACAGTGCTAAAAGAACCAAACATGCCAGGCTGGGCAACCTTCCAAGACATGCTAAAGATCAATGAGCAGCTCCGCGTTGCCTATGACAAGGCGGTGCAAGACAGGGCTGATAAGTTAGCAGACGAGATCATTGAGCTATCAGACGCTGTAATGCCAGAAGGCTTACGAGGACCAGAGGCAAGCGCTTGGGTGCAACAGAAGAGGCTACAGGTAGACGCTAGGAAGTGGGTGGCCAGTAAGCTCAAGCCAAGAACCTATGGTGACCGCATAGATGTCAGCGTTGTAGACCAACGTATCAGCGTGATAGACGCTATCAACGAGGCACAGGCTAGGGTTAGTTACGACAGAAGCAATGTGACTGACATCGAGGTAAAAAACGAGAACTAAAGCGTATGGCTACTTTACACTATGTTCATTATGTAAAGTTATTTATGGGTTACCCACAGGTTTGTAAGCAAGATTGTGCATAACTGATGGGCAAACCATGCGATCTGTGGACAACTAGGCACTGGCTCTGTGGACAAATGCCCCAAGCGCCCATGCCGTCCTCCATCCAAAAGTCGAGGGGGGGGGTAGGTCCCGTGAGGAAAGGTCACAGGAACGGTAGTAACGTGAACAATTTTTTATTTTTTTTTGCTAAGATCGCCCTATGCCCGTAAACAACGCATTGACTCCAGAAGGCTCTAACGCGCTTGGTGCTGCGTTTGGGTATTACCCACAGCTTAAGAAGTACCGTCAGTTCAATGATCCTGTAGCGTCATCTGAGATGCCTTTACAGTTTATGAGGAGTCGGTTTGCTTCCACGATGGGGGCGATTCCCGATCTAATGAATTTGAAGCGATCTCTCTTGCCTAATGAAGCTGTGCAGGCTTTGGAGTCTTATGGGCAGATAGCGCCAGAAGTCCCTTATGGATCGCAATACTTCCAAGAGAATTTGCCTCTACCGCCACAAGGCCCTGCCCAACAAATGGCGGCGAATGTGGGATCGGTTGTGCCATTAAGTCCTGCCGAGATTCTGCAAACTGCGAGACTTGCTAGGAAAGCGGCTATGGCTGGGGGTGCTACTGCTAAACAAGCTGGCCGTCTGGTGGGTGAGGAATTAAACGCTGCCATGTTGGGTGAAAGACCTAATACCTTGTTGGGTGCTATCACTCCAAAACCAATGTTTGCGGTAGAACCAAATGCAAATCAATTGGCGCAAAGCGTAATGAAGCCAAAGGCTGAAGTCTCTCCACTTGGGTTTTACAGTGCTGTGGAACAACAAGCCTTGAATATTCCTAGAAAACAAGGTACTGGCGTATCTTTCTTGAATGACTTGTCTAAGGGTCAGGATGTCAAGAAGTACGAAATGGAAGCTATGGGATTGGAAGACTTCCTTAAAAATAAACCCAATGTAACCCGCCAAGAAGTACAAGACTTTATTGCTAACAACCGCATTAATGTGCAAGAAAAAATACTTGGAGGAAATGAAGCCCCAAGCCAAGATTTGTTAAGTTGGATGAGTTCTAGAAACATAATGCAACCAAGAAATCCTGAAGGATGGCAAGAACTTAGCCAAAAATTAGAACGCTATGCACAACAACACCAAAAAGCTCAAGGAGCACCAGAATCATCACAAAGATATTTCACATTAAGTGAGGAAGCTGGACGAATTTCAGAAGGTTTAGATGCTGGTGGTTCAACCGCTGGTGCTACTAAATATCAAAAATACCAATTACCTGGCGGTGATAATTACCGCGAATTATTGTTGACATTGCCAAATCAATGGGAAAAACCAAGGGCTGCTCAAATTGCAAACGAAGCAAAAATTAAAGCATTGCGTCAAGAAATGTATGGCACTAGCGGAACAGATGAAATTCGCAGTGAAATAAGCAGACTACACAATGAAAATACGGTTTTACAAAAGCAAATTAGTGACGCGCCTATTTACAAATCATCCCACTTTGACGAACCAAACATCCTAGTTCACATGAGGGTAAATGATCGTGTGGATGCTGAAGGCAAGAAAATGCTGCTGATTGAGGAAGTGCAGTCGGATTGGCATCAAGCTGGGCGTGAAAAAGGATACAAAGGAAAAGGAACTCTTACAGAATTACCTGATAATTATTTTGTGCAAGAGTTAAAAACAATTGATGGCGATACCATGTATGTGGTTAGAGATAACAGCAATCCAAGCGTTATTATTAACAAAGATTACAACAGACAGAGCGCTATCAATGGCGTTATAAATGAATTAAATGCAACATCGGCTGGTGGTGTACCAGACGCACCATTTAAAGACACTTGGCATCAACTAGCCCTAAAGAGAGCAATCAAAGAAGCTGTAGACAAAGGTTATGACCGAATAGGCTTAACTACTGGGGCGCAACAAGCAGAGCGTTATAAGTTAACTAATGAAGTTGATGAAATAAATGTAATTAGTAGGACTGATGCCCGTACTGGAGAAAAATCAAGACAAGTTGCTTTAGATTTGAAATCAGGCGGGTCGTATAAATTAGGAGTCAATAACGAGGGAATTATTGACAATGTAAATATGCTTGAAATAAACAACTTGCAGGGTAAAAAACTTGCTGATGTTGTTGGTAAAGAAGTTGCTAAAAAAATAATGGAAAGCAATTCGCAAACAATCAAAGGAGAAGGTCTCAATATTGGTGGCGAAGGCATGAAGAAATACTACGATGAGGTTTACCCTAACTACCTAAACAAACTAGGTAAGAAGTATGGCGCACAAGTAGGCGAAACACGCATCAAAACTGGCCGCGGAGTGCCTGGTGGTGAACCAGTGCGTTATTTAGACATTACTCCAGAAATGCGTGATGCCGTTAAAAAAGGTCAACCATTAGCATCCATTACAAATCATCTTGCAAATGCTATGGCATAACTAAATGCAACTACCCATCTACAAAAGCGAAGAAGAACAAAAACTGATGGTGGAGCTTTGGTCGCCTGCCATCTCAGACGATCCAGAAGCCTTTGTCTTGTTTGCATTCCCTTGGGGGCAGAAGAATACGCCTTTGGCTAACTTCTCTGGTCCGAGGAAATGGCAACGGGAGGTCTTGCGAGACATAACCGCCCACATAAAGAAACAAAAAGGCTTAGTAGATTACGACACCATCCGAATGGCTGTCTCCTCTGGTCGCGGTATCGGCAAGTCTGCCCTAGTATCTTGGCTTATCCTTTGGATGCTGACCACCCGTATCGGTGGATCGGTGGTGGTTAGTGCTAACTCAGAGAATCAACTGCGCTCGGTTACATGGGCAGAATTGACCAAATGGGCAGCTATGCTGATCAACAGTCATTGGTGGGAGATTTCAGCGACAAAGCTAGTCCCTGCCCAGTGGTTAACAGAACTTGTCGAGCGCGATCTTAAAAAAGGCACAAGGTATTGGGCGTGTGAAGGCAAACTCTGGTCAGCAGAAAACCCTGACTCTTACGCTGGTGTCCACAACCAAGACGGCATGATGCTAATCTTTGACGAATCTAGCGGTATCCCTAATCCTATCTGGGAGGTGGGTGCAGGCTTCTTTACCGAGAACACACCAGACAGATATTGGTTTGCTTTCTCCAATCCGCGTAGAAACGAGGGCTACTTCTTTGAGTGCTTTCATGCCAAACGGGACTTTTGGACATCTAAGATTGTGGACGCTCGGACGGTGGAAGATACAGACAAGTCTGTCTATCAACAGATCATCTCTGAATATGGCGAGGACTCTAGCCAAGCCAAAGTCGAGGTCTACGGAGAATTTCCATCCGCAGGCGAAGACCAGTTCATTAGCCCGATGATTGTGGATGACGCAATGAAGAGGGAAAAGTGGAAAGATTTAACCGCCCCTACGATTGTGGGAGTTGATCCAGCCCGTGGTGGCGCAGACTCCACCGTTATTGCTGTCAGACAAGGGCGAGATATTGTGGCCATCAAGCGCTATAAGGGCGAAGACACAATGGAAATTGTGGGCAGAGTCATTGACGCGATAGAGGAATACAAGCCTGCGCTCACCGTTATTGACGAAGGTGGTCTTGGATATGGCATCCTTGATCGACTGACAGAACAGAGATTTAAAGTGCGTGGTGTTAACTTTGGAAACAAGGCAAAACAGTCGCAAGCATTTGGCAACAAACGCGCTGAAATGTGGAACGACATGCGAAGCTGGTTAAAATCTGCTAGTATTCCGTCAGATCGTCAACTAAAAGCTGATTTAACTGGGCCAACAAAGAAGCCCAATTCATCTGGCACGATATTTTTAGAGGGAAAGAAGGAAATGAAAGCACGAGGGTTGGCTTCACCAGACGCTGCCGATGCTATCGCTGTCACTTTCGCCTTTCCTGTTGCACACAGAGAGTACACCGAACCTACTCACCGCATTAATGCACAAGGCAGTTCGGTATCAACAAGTTGGATGGGCGCATGAAAAAGACCGTATCTTTAAGCGTTGGACGAGGCGAAAAACTCCCAGTATCCAAGGGCGCAGGACTGACCGCCAAAGGCCGCGAGAAATACAACCGTGAAACTGGTAGCAATCTAAAAGCGCCAGCACCAAACCCAAAAACCAAAGCAGACCAAGGTCGCAAGGATTCCTTTTGTGCAAGAATGGGCGCAGTAGCAGCGAACGCCAAAGATGGTGAACGCGCCAAAGCAGCCCTTAAACGATGGAAGTGTTGATCATGGCAACTAAACCTGGACTTTATGCCAATATTCATGCAAAACAAGCTCGTATCGCTGCGGGTAGCAAAGAGAAAATGCGTCCTGTAGGCGCAAAAGGCGCTCCGACTGCCAAAGCATTCAAAGAATCTGCTAAAACAGCAAAGAAAGCCAAATAATGCCACTCGTTAAATCTGCAAGCAAAGAAGCATTTCGCAAGAATATTAAAGCCGAGATTGCTGCTGGTAAACCAGTCAAGCAGGCTGTGGCAATTGCCTACAGTGAAAAACGCGCGGCTCAATCTAAACCAATGAAGAAGAAATAATGGCAGATTACACAGGCATCGCGGCAGCTGGCGCAGTCTCTGAGGGTGGTAAACCCAAAAAGAGCAACTCCGACATATTGGCCACCGCAAGATCACGCCTTGATATGGCGATGTCTGCCTTGTCTGAATCCCGTGATGACGAAAACAATGACCTACGGTTTTACGCTGGTTCACCTGATAACCAATGGCAATGGCCAGCAGATGTATTGGCCACCCGTGGTGCGGTACAAGGTCAAACCATTAATGCCCGTCCTTGCCTGACAATCAATAAACTGCCACAGCATGTGCATCAAGTTACCAATGATCAGCGCCAAAACAGACCCGGCGCGAAGGTAATTCCCGTAGATGACAACGCAGACGTAGAAGTCGCAGACATCTTTAACGGCATGATTCGCCACATTGAATACATCTCTGACGCTGATGTTGCCTATGACACCGCCTGTGAAAACCAAGTCGCTTATGGCGAAGGCTATATACGCCTGTTGACAGAATATTGCGAAGACAATACCTTTGACCAAGACATCAAGATCGGGCGTATCCGAAACAGTTTTTCGGTCTACATGGACCCAACAATCCAAGACCCGACAGGTGCAGACGCTAAGTATTGTTTTATTACTGAAGACCTTACAAAAGATGAGTTTGAGCGCATGTATCCAGATGCGTCACCCATTACGACTTTGCAATCATTGGGCGTTGGCGATCAATCCATCAGTAATTGGTTAAACGAGGACACCATCCGCGTTGCTGATTACTACTACATAGACTATGACCGCGCTACGCTGAACCTGTACCCTGGCAACCAAACCGCATTTGCCGGCACACCAGAAGACAAAGACTTGAAGGCTTTTTACGGTAAACCATTAAAGTCACGCGAGTCTGACCGTCCAAAGGTCAGATATTGCAAGATCAATGGTTACGAAATCCTTGAACAACGTGATTGGGCAGGCAAATACATCCCCGTAATTCGTATTGTCGGCAACGAGTATGAAGTTGATGGACGTTTGTATGTGTCTGGATTGGTGAGAAACGCCAAAGACGCACAACGCATGTACAACTATTGGGTTAGCCAAGAAGCTGAGATGCTTGCCCTAGCGCCTAAAGCGCCATTTATTGGTTACGGTGGTCAGTTTGAAGGTTATGAAACTCAGTGGAAGACAGCCAACACCACAAATTGGCCGTATCTAGAGGTAAACCCTGATGTAACAGATGGTCAAGGCGCTGTCTTGCCGTTACCGCAACGCGCACAACCGCCAATGGCTTCTAGTGGTTTGCTACAGGCAAAGGCTGGCGCATCTGAAGACATCAAGTCAACAACTGGTCAATACAACGCTTCTCTAGGAATGGGAAGCAATGAGCGATCAGGCAAAGCGATCCTTGCCCGTCAGCGCGAGGGTGATGTTGGCACTTACCACTATGGTGACAACTTGGCTCGTGGTGTTAAGCACATTGCGCGTCAACTGATTGACCTGATTCCTAAGATTTACGATACCCAACGTATTGCTCGAATCATTGGTGAAGATGGCGATACCAAGATGGTCAAGATTAATCCTGATCAACCACAGCCAGTTAACAAAATCGTTAACCAAGAAGGTGTTGTGATCGAGAAGATTTACAACCCTAGCATCGGTAAATACGATGTGGTTGCGACAACAGGACCAGGCTACGCTACCAAGCGCCAAGCAGCTCTTGAGGCTATGGCTCAACTTCTGCAAGGTAATCCTTCGCTCTGGGCGGTGGCTGGTGACTTATTTGTCAAAAACATGGATTGGCCAGGGGCGCAAGAAATGGCCAAGCGCTTTGCCAAGACGATTGATCCTAAATTGTTGTCTGACGGTGACGAAGACCCAGCACTGCAAGCGGCTCAACAACAAATCCAAGCGATGGCACAAGAAATGGAAGCCATGCATGGAATGATTACCAATGTTGGCAAGTCGATTGAGATGCAAGACCAAGAGCGCAAAGACTTTGAGGCTCAAGTCAAGGCATATGAGGCAGAAACCAAGCGTATCGCTACGGTGCAAGCTAGTATGTCACCAGAGCAAATCCAAGATATTGTCATGGGTACAGTTCATGGAATGATCACATCTGGTGACTTGGTGGGCGAGATGCCTGGCCGTGAACAGAATGAGATGATGCCCGAATCTGCTGAATATCAGCAACCCCAGATGCCACCAGAAATGATGCCCCCACAAGGAATGCCCAATGAAAGCCTGTGATTTTTTAGGATTACTGTTTTTAGCCCGTGATGTCACGCACTCGGTGCATCTGAACACTCGCAGTTTCAGCAAACACATGGCGCTTAACATCTTTTATGACCGCATCATTGACGCAGCGGATGACTTTGCTGAGTCCTACCAAGGGCGTCATGGTCTAATTGGGCCAATCACTTTGCATTCGGCTAAGAAAACATCTAACATCATTGAATTCTTGGAAGACTCCTTGAAACAGATTGAAGATGCTCGGTATGAAGTGGTGGATAGAACTGATATGTCGTTGCAACAACTGATCGACAATATCATTGAAATTTATCTTCGCACTCTGTATAAACTTAAATTCTTGGCATGACAGTTACTGTAAAACATTCCACGCCTGCGGATAGTTCTTTTAGTTCTACCGGAACTACCGCATGGAATGATGACCACACACTAACTGGTGTTGGCACATTAGCAGAGCAAAATGCAAATGCTGTAGCTATTACGGGGGGTTCGGTTGACAGCACTACAGTGGGTGCTACAACAGCTTCTACTGGTGCTTTTACGACATTAAGCGCAAGTTCTACTGTTTCAGGTACAGGATTTAGCACATATTTGGCAAGTCCACCTGCTATTGGAGGAACAACTGCAACGACTGGTAGATTTACGACTGTAACTTCCACAGTAGCCACAGGAACTGCGCCTTTTACTGTTGCATCAACTACCCCAGTAACTAACTTGTCTATTGGTGGCAATGCAGGAACTGTTACCAATGGTGTATACACAACCGATACAGGAACTGTCACCAACACAATGTTGGCTGGTTCTATTGCCAATGCTAAGTTAACTAATTCAAGCATTACCTTTGGTTCTACTGCACAAGCCCTTGGTTCTACTGTAAGTGGATTAAGTGGTGTAACGATAGACAATGGTGTTATTGGTGGAACTACGGCGGTGGCTGGTACTTTTACTACGCTAATTTCAAACAGCACAGCTCAGTTTGGCAAAAGTTCTGTA